CAAAAGGTTGAAGAAGTTTGGATCCTCTTGAGATACCAGAAGCTACACCAATTCCAGGAACACCAAACTGAACTATACCTTCTGTTATTTTACCAGTCATTCCTGCTGGATCTATACCTAATTCATTTCTAAGATTGTTAGCAGTATCTTTTACAAACTCTGTTTCAATGTCGGTGATACCAACTGCATCAGTAACTAGCTCACCTAATTCACCAATACCTTGACCAATACCAATTAATCCAGAAAGAACACCTTCTCCCATTTCTGTGAGAAAGCCTTCATACTTTGGATCTTCATAAGTGCCACCTTGATTATCTACATTTTTAACAGGTTCTGTTTGATTAGTAGATTTTAAGTATTCAGTTATTTT